TATCGAAGATCAGGTCGTGGAAAATATAATATTAGAGCTACCCGTAATTTTTTATTAAATAATGATATTAATTTTATAATACGAGGCCATCAAGATAGTATTGGTAATTCGGTATTATTTAATAATAATCGTCCTGATATAATTATTAACAAAATTGATAAACAGTTCACCAATCCAAGATTAAATTATGTTTCATTACCAAAATTATTATATTATAATAATCTTCCTTCAAAAACATATAATTATAGAGTGCATGGTCCTATCGCAAAATTACGTTTACATCATCATTTTTGTACTAGTATTTACCCAGTATTAACTATTAGTACTAATACCGATAGTCAAAGACCATTAATTGCTGATTCTTTTGCATTATTAAGATTTGAAAATTTTAATGGAAAAGACGATGCACATCAATTTGAGAATAATGCATTAAATATAATAAAATCTATTAGGAATGTTTTAAAAAATTCAAAAATTGATAAACAATCAATAATTATTACAAATTTAAATTATATGTATGATATATTAAATATATTATTTCCTAAATCAGACGAATTAGATCAAAATATTAATGAAACAGATCCAGAAACAATAAAATATATAGATTCATTTATAAGTATTTATAAAGATTGTTTAGATATTGGTGTATATTATAATAAAAAAACTAGGCAAATATTAGATAAAATAAATAATATTAATAAATCATATAAAAAATTAATCAATATAGAACTATTAGATAAATATAAAAAAGAGTTAATCAAAATAAATAAAAAATTTACTAAGATTGCGCATGAAATAGATGCAATAGATACAACAGATACTAAAAAAAAATTTAATTATAAAAAAGAGATACGTTACGAAAAATTTAGACAAATAAAAATTAAATTAGATGAATATTATCAATATAATGATATCGATGTATGGAGAGTAATTAACAAAAATTGATCTCACAAAGTTACGACTACTTTTTTTTAAGTATTATAATTTAAAAAAATTGATCTCACAAAGTTACGACTACTTTTTTTTAAGTATTATAATTTAAAAAAATTGATCTCACAAAGTTACGACTACTTTTTTTAAGTATTATAATTTAAAAAAATTGATCTCACAAAGTTACGACTACTTTTTTTAAGTATTATAATTTAAAAAAATTGATCTCACAAAGTTACGACTACTTTTTTTAAGTATTATAATTTAAAAAAAATGATCTCACAAAGTTACGACTACTTTTTTTTAAGTATTATAATTTAAAAAAATTGATCTCACAAAGTTACGACTACTTTTTTTTAAGTATTATAATTTAAAAAAATTGATCTCACTTAGTTACGACTAATTTTTTAAATATTATACTTAAAAAAATTGAATATCTATTTATATTGATATATTAATAAATATATCAATATTATTATATAATGCCTTGCGGTACTACACATTCTATTTTTAATTCAAAGTTTGCAGCGAATTATACTTCCGAAGATATTGAGAATATTTTCAACAAAGAACATTTTAAGATTACTTTTACAGACAAAGAATTTGATTCTTTGAAAGAAGCTTTTATTAAGGCTCAATATGTTGTTTTTAAATCTAGTTCTGATTATATTAAGTTTATGAATAAGGAAACCCATAATTGTTTTTCGAAGGTCAAATTGATTAAAGCATATCGTATTCTGCTTCAAAAGAATCTGATTGAACGGAATTTAAATCTCGAGCAGTTTATGAAATTTAAGGCTACCAGAGGAAATTCAGGTATCCTTCAAATTACAACGATGATGTCCGGACAATTATTTGGTGTAGATTCTGAAGAAAATATTAAGAATGGTGGATGTCCTCATAAGTGTACTTATTGTTGTCTTGAAATTATTGATGGTGTTATTACTCAACCCAAATCATATCGTACAGAAGAACCAGCAAATCAACGCGCAACACAAAATAAGCATCATCCAGTAGGACAAGTTTTTGATCGTCTTGATACTTTTGAGAAGATGGGACATTTATCTCCAACTCCCGAGAATCCTGCAAAGATTGAATTTATGATTTCTGGCGGAACCTTTAATTTTTATCCAAAGGATTATATTATTTGGTTTACAACTATGTCTTATTATGCATTGAATGTTTATTATGATTATACTCTTACTGGAATTATGCGAGAACCCCTTTCTCTCAGTGAAGAGCAAAAGATTAATGAGAATGCTCATATCCGAATGATCGGACTTACAATTGAGACACGACCTGATTATCTTGATACTGAAGAAGTAAAATTTTTACGTGAATTGGGTGTTACACGTGTTCAAACTGGAACCCAGCATACAGATGATATGATTTTGAATAAGGTAAAACGTGATTGTACTAATAAGAAGAATCAGGAAGGAAATAAAATTCTAATGCAGAATGGTGTGAAGGTTGATAATCATTGGATGCTTGATTTGTATGGTTCTTCTCCAGAAATTGATATGAACATGATAGACCAAATTTTTGAAAATACTAATTATGCTGTTGATCAAATCAAAATCTATCCTACAATGGTTATTGAATACAGTGAATTGTATAATATGTATCAGTCGGGAGAATACAAGCCTTATGCTGAACAAAATGATGGTAAGATTTTGAAGAATGTTATTGTATATTTTCTTGAAAAAGTCCCCTACTATATGAGAGTAAATCGTGTGATTCGTGATTTCTTTGCAGAAGCAGTTGTAGGAGGAGTAAAAAATGGAAATATGCGTAAGAGTATTGAGGATGAATTTCGTATGACAGGAAAGATTTCGAAGGATATCCGTTATCGTGAAATTAAGAGTGGAGAATTTGATGATTCGGATTGTGTTTTGTATATAGAAAAGTATGATTCGTGCGATGGTACAAACTATTTTATCTCTTATGAAAATAAGTCTAGAACAAAGCTTTATGGATTTATTAGACTACGTTTCAATATTTCGGAAAAATATGCAATATCGGAGTTAATTGGTCACGCATTGATCCGAGAACTTCATGTATATGGTGTTCATACGGGTGTTGGTGATGGCATTGATAAGAAGACACAACATCGTGGGTTGGGTAAGAAGCTTCTTGCGAAGGCAGAAAAAATTGCATCACTAAATGGATATGAAAATATCACTGTAATTTCAGGTGTTGGTGTAAAAGAATATTATCGTAAGCAAGGTTACACCGATTATCATACTTATATGACAAAGCAGATTGAAATGCCAATGAAATATCATTATATTTCATTCTTATTTGCAATGATCGTTATGATTTTTGCATTTTTGTTTATTATTTAAAAAAAATTTTATGTTGTAAATAATGAGTTTATGCTAGACGATATTATTTTTGTACCAATAATATTAAGATATATTATTCCATCGGTATATATAGTTATACGATATAATGGTTGATCATTAATTATTTCTGTTCTAAATATTACATTAGATGAATTTTCATTACCATTTATTATTAATGTTTCAAATGATGGTATATCAAATTCTGAACATATTTTTATTAATTCATTTTGATTTTTATATATTTCGATATGACGTTCATCAATATTATCATCTGAATCTATCATATATATTTCTTCTTTATAATATCGTTTTTCTGGATTATATTTATACATATCATATTGTTCAGCAATATCCGTATATTGTTCTCTTTCTTCATCAGACATATCTTCAATTTCATTAATAGCATTTTCTACAGATTTAATATGTAATGCATTTTGTTTATTTATTTTCTTATTATTTATTTTTTCATTATTTAAATTTATTGTAATCTTATTAGGATTAATCTCAAATAACGATACATTATCATTTTTATTTATTTCAAACATATATATCTTATCATCTTTTAAAAGATATATATTACCATTATCATCATATGCAAAAGAGTTCATATTTGTATTCATATTTGTATTCATATTATTAATATAATATAAATAAACTACATTATAGTTAAGTTAATAAATAAAATTCATTTTTTTTAATCAAGTTATTTTTTTGTTGTTTTTTTAACATATTTCTTTTTAGGCTTTTCTACAACTAAATTTTGATTATTTACTAATATTTGTTTATTTTCTGCATGATCTATATCTTTATTTTTATTTTCTTCAAATTGGATTTCTTCAAGTTTATATTCAGATAAGTCACCATCATTTAGTGCATCAATATTTCTTAATTTAGTTTTAATGATATTACATAATTGTTCTTCATATGTTTGTGCTACATATACAATTTTTTGGATTGCTGGTGTTTTTGATCCGGCTCGATGAATACGACCTAATGTCTGTCTCATTTCTTGTCCTGACCATGATGGAGATATGATCGACATCCGAGGATGGGCGCCATGGATATCGTGAAGAGATATACCAACACCACCTGCTTGTTGCATTACTATAATTAATTTTTTTTTATTTGCTTGAAAATCTTTTATCATATTATCTCTATCTTCTAATTCTTGACCACCTTTAATTATACAATCACATTTCATATGGTAACATAAATATTCTAGTGTACCGATATAATTTACAAATATTACAACCGAATATCCAGATTCTAATGCTTCATTTGTAAGTTCCATAAATAATGTTACTTTTAACATTTCAATCCGCATTCTATTACGAATAATTACACCCAGAGCTTTTGATTTCTTTTCTAAATTATGTATATCTTCTATTTCTTTATTAATTTCTTTATATAATTCTTCTACTTTTAAGTGATCATCTAAAAAATAGCTATTTGCTGTGATAGTATTAGATGGAAATAATGATCCAAGTTCTTTAATTTTCATTCTTGATCCATATTGTGGAAAAACAGCATTATGTACAATATCTAAACGTTTCTTTTCTTCTTCCCAGTCTTTATATTTTATTTTATTAATTATTTCTTTTGATTTAATCCATGGTCTATATCCTTCTAGAACTTTATAAAAATCTAATACTATACCAAACGGTTTGAAACAATCAATCTTGTCTGTAAGAGTAGCACTTAGCATCATGATTTTGCAATCACATTTTGATATGGCAATTAGCAGGGAACTGGATTGACTTGACCAATTCTTACAACGATGTGCCTCATCAAATATTACAAGTGTATCTTTTGGTAAGTAAAATTTATATTCATGTTTACGTTTTTTAATATATTTTACTGTCTCTGGCTCTTTTTTAAGTTTTAGTGGTTGAGATATATCTTGTCCATCGATATTTATTTCTTTTTTATTATCTTCTACTTCTATTTTTGTAGTAACTTCTATTGATTCGATATCCATATAAGGACATTTTACTTTTTCATAATTCTCAGTACCGAACTTAATAAAATCCGAAGATTTTATTAATTCGCTAGAGGAAATTTTTTTATAAATATTTCCTATATAATAATTACCATTTTTTAACATTTCATAATTAGAAATTCCGAGATATTTAACTCCAAATTCATTACATACTGAAACCCAATTCGGTATAACACTTTTTGGACATATGATTAATGGTGTTAGTTTTAGAAGGGAACATACGGCAATAGCGCAATAAGTCTTACCGGTTCCAGTATCTGAAGCATCAATTACTCTGTTTCGTAATAGTAGACATTCTTGTAACTGATAGACATGGGCTGTTTGAAAACTCAAAAGTTTATTATTAATTGACTCACTTATTGACATATGTTAAATTATAGTTTACTTTATTTAATATGATAATAAAAAATATTTAATTTTGTTCAATTTTTATTCAATTTTTTATAAAAATATCATTATACAATATATATGGATTATAAAGAAAAATATTTAAAATATAAGAAAAAATATTTAGATCTTAAAATGATTATGAGTGGTGGTTATCCATTAAATATTTACATTGAAAATTTAACACAATATATTGATCAAAATACACCACAAAATATAAAAGATGCACAAGCGTATTTAACAAATTTAATTAAGATTAGAGATTTATCAAGTATAGATAAACAAGTTTCTGTTTCATATGATTATCCTATATATGAAACAAAAAGAGTTATAAACCAAGAACTTTTAAATGAAAATATAAACAAATATAAACCTTATCTAGTCAATGCACAAAAATTTATAATCGAAAATATAGAAAAAAGACAAGCTGAAGATTGGCTGTAGAGATAAATATTATAATATATATATATATGGATTATTATAAAAAATATATAAAATATAAAACAAAATATATTCAATTAAAAAAAATACAAAAAGCATCCGGACACGGTTCATGTAAATTATGTGATTGTGATGGTTTTAATGCAGAAAATTTTAATCAACTTTGTAAGTGTACACATTATTATAAAGAACATAACCGAACTATAAGTGATAGGCGAATAATATCATATAATCAACTTAAAAAATATTTCATGAAAAGTGATGTTTGTAATTTAAATTCATGTAAATATTATGAAATGTGTAAATGTTATAAATTTGTAGATAATTTAAAAGATGATAAATGTAAATCTTGTGGTCATAATGTTTTAAATCATTGTAAGACATATAATGATATTTATTAATTTTTATTTTTTATATTTATAATATTATATAAATGGATTATTATGCGAAATATCTTAAATATAAAACAAAATATTTGGAATTAAAGAAAAAATTAGAAGGTGGTATCGAACGAGAATGTGGTACTGAAAAATATGATGATAATATATCCTATTGTGGAGAAAAAATAGTAGAAGATGAAAAAGGTATATCACATAAAGTAAAAGCGGTACTTGACAAATTAGAAAATAGTAATAGATGTATACGTAATGACTCTTGTAAAAGTAATAAGTGTTATAAAAAAGCAGACATCTCTAGATATGCTACATGTAATTAATAATCTTTAATCTAATAAATTTATCTCTTCAAAAATATAGTATAAACATTTCTTTTAACTATTTTATTATTTTTATTTTTAATTTCAATTACTTCTTTTTTCATATTTCCATCAACCTTCATCAACATTAATTTTATAAAATATAATACATTATAAGTAGTGAATAAATCTTCATCATATTCTAAATCCAAATCAAAGAGGTCATTATATTTTTCAAAATTTTCTTTTAAATATTCTTTTGAAATGTTATCTTTTGGTAGATCTCTATAGAATATATTTTTAAATTCATTAAGAGATTTATAATATTTACTTTTAGTCAAACCAAATTTCCATGCATTTAAAAAATCTAATATTTTATTACGTTTATCATATCTAACCCCATTTAATGCCATTTTTAATCTAAACATAAATGCATGAATTGGTTCATTCTCTATTGGTTCTATCATAATTATAATCTATTTAAGTATATTACTGTTATAATATTATGTTTCTTTGTTATAACAGTTATAATTTCATTTTTTTAGTAAATTCTTAGTAAATTATATTATATTTTAATATATTATAATATATATGTCTAAATTAATACCGATTGATAAATCAGAGAATGATATTAAAGATTATTATTACATGATATTACCTAATGAATTAAAAGTTATTATAATAGTTGATAAATTATCAACATCATGTGGTGCCTTAATAAATATAGGAGTAGGTTCAACAAGTGATCCAATTGAACATGAAGGTATGGCACATTTTTTAGAACATATGTTATTCTTAGGTTCAGAAAAATATCCCGAAGTAAAATTTATGGAATCAATTAATAAAAATGGAGGAATAACGAATGCATCAACTGGAGACACCGATACTACATATTATTTTTCGATTAATTGTGATAAATTTATATATCATTTAAACATGATGGCTGATTTTTTTGTCAGTCCATTATTAAAAAAAGAAAATGTAAATAAAGAACGTAATGCAGTTAATTCAGAATCGGTAAAAAATTTACTAGATGATAACTGGATTTTTAATGATATTATCAAAAAAATAATGATTAATAATTTCTCATTTAATCATTATACATGTGGTAATCTAGATACATTAAGTGGACCAAATTTAGATGAAAAAGTTAAAAAATTTTTTGATGAGAAATATTCATCTGATATTATGCATCTTATAGTACATGTAAATGATAAAATTAATTTAGAAACTTTGGTAAATGATATTACTAAAACATTTTCTGAAATAAAAAAAAAAGAAAACATAACAAAAGAACATAAATATGGTGATCTTTTAATATGTAATCAAACATTAAAATATATACCAAATACTGATATTGATGCGATGACTATATGCATACAAATAGAAAAAAAATATAAAAATTTAATTGATACACCGTTTCAATTATTAGACTGGATAATATCATCTAAATCGGACAATACTATATTTAAAATTTTAGAAGATAAAGGATATATTACAGATATTGATAACGGAAAAATATTTAAATTTGATGATAATATTCTATATATAGTAAAATTTATTTTGACAAAAAAAGGATTACAAAATACTGATGAAATTTATAAATTATTTTTTGATTATATTAATTCTTTAAAATCGTATAAAAAAATAGAAAACATATATGATAATTTATTATTATTAAAACAAAGAGATTTTAAATTAGCAAAATCAGAAAATACAATAGATACATTATTGTATACAAACTATATTCTACAAAATGATGTAAATCCATCAGATATTAAAACTTATCTTATAGAATGTCCAGATTATGATTCAATTAAAATTATTGATTTATTTCAACAAATAAAATGTGGTAAATCATCAGTAATTATAAGCTCACCAGATTTTGTAAAATATAATTATATTTTTGCACATGATAAAATATACAATGTTAAATATGTAATAGAAACAAATATTATATCATATCAAAAAAATATAATAGAAAAATTATTACAACCAAATAAATTTGTATCTGATCAAATTAATATTATTAATGGCGAGGATGATTATCCAAAAAAAATACCACATCATCTACCTCAAAAAGATTTTAATTTAGTATACAATTTTAATTATTCTTTTAGAACACCCGAGGTGCATTATTATATAAATATTACTATACCGGATTTATTGAAAGATCCTGAAACATATATAAAAGCAGAATTATATCTTGATTCTATATATTCTGATCATAGTGGTGTTATTGATGAATTAAATAAAGCAGGTTATTTTTTTGCCATGACATTAAATAATGATGTTTTATTAATATATTTAAAATCAGACAATAACAATTGTGAAAAAATTATTAATAGTATCATTAAACCACTATTTTCTGAAGATTATATTGTACGTGGTTTTGAATCTGTAAAAGAAAAGACATATAAAACATATAAAAGTTTTTATAAAGAACAACCTATTAAAAAAATAAATATTAGAATAAATAAATTATTATTACAAACATATTATACACCATATGACATGAAAAAATTTATAAAAACATCAACATATGATGAATGTAAAAAAATATTTTTTAATATAATAAAAAACTGTAATACTAATATTGTTGTTTCCGGTAATATAAAAAATGACGATGCGATATTATATTCTAAATTAATATATAATTATCTTCATATTAATAATAATATAGATTTAGATACTAATAATACTAAATTAAATAAAATTAATTATCCTTTTAATCCTAAATGTAAAAATTTTAATAAAAATGAATCAAATACAATGTTTACATTAACATATATATTATTTTCATTGAAAAAATCAGATCCGATGTTTTATAAGGAAACTGCATTTTTAAATTTAGTTGATTCTATTTTAGATATTAGATATTTTACAAAATTAAGAACTGAAGAACAATTAGGATATATGGTTCATACTAAAATATCATATTTAGGAAGTGATTATATTAAAACAGGTTCACTACAATTTCGTGTACAATCACCAGTTAAAAATAGTGAATTCCTTTTAAAACGTACATTAGATTTTATAAGAAATGATGGATTTGAATTTATTAGATCTTTAAATGAAGAAAAATTTCAAGAATATAAAGATGGTATTATATCTGGATTAATAAATAAATTTAATAATTTATCAGAAATGGATATATATTTATGTTCAAATATTTTTGATTTTAGTTATACTTTTGATTATAAACAAAATTTAATTAATGAAATTAATAAAATGAATTTAGATGAATTTAGTAAAATATATATTGCTAAATTTTTAATAAAATCAAAAATTGAAAATGAATACACAAATAACAAAAATTATATTTGTATATCTATTGATGCATGTAATAAATAATAAATAATAATTAAAATCTTCTAAAAAAATTGAATAATAATTATTTTAATATATATACACATTTCATTATAATTAATATATAATAAAATGTCTGATAATGAACTTGATGAAACTTTTGATAATCCAATTCCTGTTGTAGATTTTAAAATGCCAGAACCTCTTACACCAGAAGAACTACAAAAACTACACGATTGTATGAAAAATAAATCAAATAAAGATTTACTTAATATTATAACAGATATATCAATTAAACAAAATTCAAATCTTAATGATATGCAAAAAATGCAAATGAATGAATCACTTAAACAAAATATGACAACAACATCTAAACGTGAATTAATTAATACTCTTTCACAAATTATCAATCAATCCAATAAAAAACTTGTGTTTGAAGATTCATCTGAACTTAAAACACTCAGCACTGAACAGTTAACTCGTGAACAATTACGCGAAAAACTACGTCAAAAACGTATGACGAATGACAAAAAGAAAATGACACAAATGATGCAACAATTTCAAAATGAATTAACTAATAAAATGGATGAAACATCTTCACCCCAAAACACGGAAAATACAGAACAAAATAATAAAAAGAAAAATAAAAAGAAAAAAAAAGCATCTCAACAACATCTACAACAAGAATTAATTAATAAAATGACTGAATTTATGAAATCAAATATTGATAAGAAATAATTGTATACTTAGAAATAATATAGTTAACTTAGAATTAATTTATTTATAATAATGGAAGTTCATATTGATGAAATTTATTTAAGATTTAAAAATATACTATCAGGATGTCGTACAATATATGATGCATTATATTTTGCAAAATATATTATATCAAAATATCCAGAATCGATTAAGTTAATTAATGGAATGATACATAATAAATCATATGATAAAATATTAGATTACAGAACTATTATAAATACATTAAAAATATTAAATAAATTTGATTCGCGACAAGAGATAAATGATTATATTGAAAAAAATATTAAAAATGATTATGATTATGTTCAATTATATGCACTCATGCGAGTCGGTTTTAATAAAAAAATATTAAAAGAGAATGATTATAAAGATAAAATTTATACTATAAATAATAATACAACATTTAAGAATATTAATAATAAAAATAATGTTAAAAATAACATAGAAAAGATTAATATAGATAATGATAATGTTGATATTATAGAAAATATAGAAAATGATAACATAGAAAATGATAACATAGAAAATATTAATGTTGATATCATAGAAGATATAAATGATGTTAATATAAATGATGTTAATATAAATGATGTTAATATAAATGATGTTAATATAAATGATGTTAATATAAATGATGTTAATATAAATGATGTTAATATAAATGATGTTGATATTGATAATATTAATTTTGATAATATTAATTTTGATTCTTCTGATACAGATTCAGAAGATAATAATATAAATATTATTGATTTTATATCGGATGATGAATAATAAATTTTTATTTATGTTTATGTTTATTTTTATTTTATATTATAATTAATTATAATATATAATGACTATTTTTTCTAATATTCAAACAAATAATATTCAAACAAATAATATTCAAAAAGATTATATTGATCATAAATATATCGATGATAAATATATTGATGATAAATATATTGATGGTATGAGTTATATATATAATAATTTTGATAATTTAATGATGGATGATAAATTTAAAAATTTTATTACAAATTCCGAATCAATATTACATAAATATCATAAATTATTTAATACAAATGATAGAAGAGAAGTTATTGCTAAATATGTAATGTTAAGTATACAAATATTTTTAAGTTAACAAATATTTTTAAGTTAACAAATATTTTTAAGTTAACAAATATTTTTAAGTTAACAAATATTTTTAAGTTAACAAATTATTTTTAAGTTAACAAATTATTTCAAAGTTAAATTATTTTAGTTCATTATAATATAATGATGAATAAAAATATAGGTATATTAGATCCGGATGGAAAAAATAATAATCCATTAAATGATCAACCATATAGTGATAAATATAAAATGATTGCAAAAGTTTGGTCTAAATTTCCAGCATATGAAAATCCAAAAGATATTATAAAAATTATTAATGATAATCAAGTAATCTTAGTTATATCAGGTACTGGTTCTGGTAAGACAGTTTTAATTCCTAAATATGCATTACATCAAACCGATTATAAAGGTCACATTCTTGTTAGTTTACCTAAACAAATTATTGCTCATAGTGCTGCAGAATTTGCAGCTCTTACATTAGATGTAAATTTAGGTGAACAAGTTGGATATAAATATAAAGGTTCTGATACAAAAATGGCTGGAAAAAATCCAAATTTATTATATGCTACCGATGGTACTATAGTAGCAAAATTATTATCAGATCCTATTTTAAATAATATTGATTGTGTTATAGTTGATGAAGCACACGAAAGAAAAGTACAAATAGATTTTATGATGTATCTATTACTTAATGTTGTAGAAAAAAGACAAGATTTTAAATTAATTATAATGAGTGCCACTGTAAATTCAGAATTATTTGCTTCATATTTTAATAAATATAAATTTGCTCAATTAGATATTGGTACAAAAACTAATTATGAAATTAAATCTATATTCCCTGAAAGAACTGTTGGTCCTACAGAATATATTAATGAAGGATTACAAATTATTGATAAACTTATTCAAAAAAAAGAAACTGGAAAAATTTCTGATATATTATTTTTTGTAACATCTGTGTCTGAAACTATAGATGTGTGTAAAAAAATTAAATCAAAATATAATTCGATTGAATGCATTGAAGTATATTCTGGTATGGATACACAAAAACAAGAAGCACTTAGCAAAAAACAAACTGAAAATCAAAGAATAATTATTGCAACAAATGTTGCAGAATCATCACTTACAGTTGATGGAATTAAATATGTAATAGATTCTGGATATGAATTATTAAGTTATTTCGATCCAAAATTACATGGACGTGTTTTAGAAAAAGGTTTAATTACACAGGCTCAAGCAAAACAACGTATGGGTCGTGCTGGACGTACAGCACCTGGAATATGTTATCATCTATACACTAAAAATGATTTTGAAAATATTATGAAAAAATTTCCCGAACCATCTATTAGAGTATCAAATATAACAAATGAATCACTAAAATTATTAAATCTTGAGACAGTACAATCTGTTGATAATTTATTAAAAATATTTTCATCGATGATTGAACCACCTCGTGAAGTTTATATTAATGTTGCTATAAAAACATTATTTGATTTAGATTTAATTACTGATAATAATATTAATTTATTAGGAAAATATGTTGCAAATACACAATTAGAACCAGAACAAGCATTATCAATATTATGTGGTTTCAAATTAAATTGTTCAAAAGAAATTATTGCAATTTTATTAACAATTGACCAAATAAAAAATAATCTTAATGAATTATTTATTCTACCAAATGATATAATTAAAGATGAGACTAAAAAAGACCAAATAAATGCTCTAAGTAAAAAATTTAATGAACATAAAAATAAATTAAAACATAAAAAAGGTGATCATTTAACTATACTAAAAATATTTTCTAGATTTAGAAAATTTGAAAACATAGATAAACAAAAAAATTGGTGTTATGATAATTTTATTAAATTCAATACATTAAAAAAATGTTCAGATATGTATGACAGAATTAAATATAAACTTGCTGATATTACAAGAAGATTTATAAATAATTCAGAATCAGAAATATATTTAAAAAATATTGTATCAGATATAGATAAATTAAAATCAAAAGATAATATTGATGATAAAATTCTATATTCTTTACAATTTGGATATAGATTTAATACTGCATATTATAAAGAATCAGATAAATCATATAGAACATTATATGCTGATAAAGTAAAAATTTCAAAAGACTCTGTTATTAATGATACCGATAAAAATATATTTTATCATGAACTATTTATCACAAATAAATCAAAAGATTTAAATATTGTAAGTATATTTAATTAAATTATTAAAAAAATGCGATAAAGATATAAATAAATATTAATTATAATAATTATATGTCAATTGATAGTGTTAAATTAACTCCGGTTTTCAGATTAAAACCAAATAGACAAACTTTAGATGATGATTATGCTACATCAGAAATTAAATTTGTAGCAAATATTACAGATACACAACAATTAGGTGATGAACCTGTCGAATTAAATGTAACAGAAGAAGTTAAAAAAATATATGGATCAAATGGTGATTATATTGCAAACATAGATAAATATGATATCACTATTAGAGGATATAGATATAATATGACCGGAAATTATATGATTCAGACAAAACAAATGCCAGTATGTGGTCTAAACTTTATGTATGCCAAAAATATAGTAGTAGGTTATTTATTTAATATATATGTATATTTTGTTTTAGATGGACTTAAAAATCATTTTCTAAAAGATCCAAAATCATATGTAGGAGCAACGATTTATGGAAGATATGTAATATGTATTGAATCTGAAGGTGAACTAAAATATGAAGATATTGAAAAACGTATAAAAAAATATGCTACTGATGATGTTGCTGAAGAAATTACAAAAAATAAATTAAATTTATCAGATAATGAAATTTTATTAATGATACAAAATGATATTTCTGAAAAAAAAGAATTTTATAGTAAACTTTTTAAAGGATATCATTTAAAAGAATTTAAAAATATAAGAAAAATATTTGATATAGAACTTATTCCAATATATAAAAATAAACATATGAAAAGTTTATTAAAATTTGCAATTGAAATGAGACAACTTAAACGTCAGAAAGAATATGGATTAAATCTAGATGATTATAAAATACCCACAAAAGTATTAAAATTATCAGATTACAAAGATAATCCAGAAATGATAGATAAATATTTAGGTATAGAATCATCTGATTCTGATCAAGAATAATTGTTAACTATATTTGTTAACTATATTTGTTAACTATATTTGTTAACTATATTTGTTAACTATATTTGTTAACTATATTTGTTAACTATATTTGTTAACTATATAATAATTGTTTTTTGTGTCAAAATTTATTTATAAAAATATTTAAATAATATATATTTAAATGTTTTACATAATTGCAAGTAGAATACCCATGATTTCATCGGATAAAACTAATCGAAAATATTTTAAAGTTTTTGTAACCGGTTCTGTAGTATACGTATTACTTCATTATTATCTCAATAAAGATATACGAGTTGGTTTTATCGAGAAATTACGTAAATATATATATTACATAATGGGTCTAGATTATTTAATTGCATCAGTATTATTAAAATATCTTAAAACTTCTGAACCAGAAGAAGAAAATGAAAATGATAATGATAATGATGAAAAGCCAAATAATAAAGAAAATAATAATTTAGATAAACAAAAATTAACTTCTGAATTAGAAGAACAACGACGTTTATTCTTTCTGGAACAACATAGACAACGTTTATTATTACAACAAGCTGAAAAACTAAAACTAGAACAAGAACTTGCACAAAATAAAGAAACAGAAAAACAAAATGTTAAAAAAACAAAAAAAGAAAAAAAAGAAACAGAGTCTGATACATCTGATAAATCAGAATTGGAATCATCAAGTGAATCCGATAAAAAATCAAAACATTCTACAAAATCATCTAAATCTGATAAAAAAGAATCTAAAAAAGAATTAAAAAAAGAATCAAAAAAAGAATCTAAACAAGAGCCACAAAGAGAACAAAAAAATGATTCTAAAAAGGAATTACCTAAAAAAAAAGATGTAAATGAAACAGAATCCGAAATTCCTATATATGATAAATAACTTTATAATAATTTAGAATAAAATATATTATTCACTTTATATTTTAATATTTCATTTATATAAGTAAAATCTTGTGATTTATTTTCATTAAATCTTTCAAAAACTGTTTTAATTAATATATCAACTGAGTTTTCAAAAGATTTAAATATTCCATCTGATTCAATTTGAAGAAATATTTCATCAGATTTAATTCTATCAATTACAGTATTAATATAATTAGATATCTCTTCATTTTGATATTTTTTAATATCTATTAATTTTGTTTTTAATTTTGATAAATTTTTCTTATCCTTTGCCAACAGTACACATATATCAATTTCTATTATTTTTATTTCATCATTATCTAAAATATCATTTATAGATTTTAATTCAAATTGATTTATTAATAAACTTACATCAGTTGGTAAGAATTTATCAAATGGATCATATCTATTTCGTAATTTTATATGATTATAATTTATTTCACATATTATAAAATCATTATGATTCTCAAATTTTATTTTTGAATTTGAATATCTAGAATACATGTAAAATTCATTACAATTTGATTTTAATATTAATGAATATATATTTGCAATATCTAATTTTGTTAATTTATCATTATCTATCTTATCGGATTCATCACGTTCATCTAGATAAATGTGATTTGATATATATGATGAATCTTTATAATAATTTATAAGTGTATTGAAATCATAATTTATATTTAAATAAAATCTATGTGTATTATAATATACTTTATCTCTATTTTTAAAAAAATCGATTAATGTTTTTATATCAGATTCTTTTTTTATTTTATACCATGATTTTGATGGAGTATTATGTAATCCACATAATAATATATTGTTTTTTTTCTCTATCCATAAATATAAATTAAAATCATCTAATATTAAAACACCATATAACTTAACATTATCTGGTATATTTAATGTTTTTGATGTAATATTATTTAATATGAAATAGTCATCATTCTTTAATATGTCACTTGAACGAAAATTATCATATTTCTTTATTTTATTCAATATGTCATCTATATTGACGTCTGAATCTGGAGTAAATTCTATATCCATTATTTTATTATATTATATCTTATCGTAATTTAGTTAAATTAGTTGTATTGTTAAAAAAAGAGCTTAATAATTTTTATTCTAAGAGAGTTTGCTTAAGTAAACTCATTCTTTCAAAAAAATTGAAAATATATATTATCTAAACATATTAAATAATAATATAAATAACATATAATAATGGATCACATTGCTCAAACTCAATCTCTGTCTCAACAAACTATGTCTCAACAAACACTTCCCGATATTCCTCAGGAAACTCTTGATCAACTAATTTTGACACCAGAAGCAAAAGCTCATTATTCTCAAGAAAATGAAATCAAGCGTCTATTAATTGAACGCGAAACATACAAGCGTGCTTATGAAGAACAACAAAAGAAAATTGATGAATTTGCAAACCAATGGGTTGATGTTTTGTCTACTCCAGTTGAAGTACGTAAAACTACATATTATGATAAGAATGATAAGAATGATACAGAACGTGTTTCTAGAAATTATTTACAACTTCGTGATTTTATTAACCAAAATGTATCTAAATATTATTATATTGACCAATGAAAGGTATTAAGTATCCTACAAAAATTTATGAGTCTAATTTTTGATTCAAATATAATATTATAAATGAAATTACGTACTCATAATACCATTAAATATTTTTTTTTATGATTTGTGGTTGTGAATAAAAAAAGTTCAGTTGTCGTTTATATGATTTTTGTGTGAAATAAATAAATAATTAATTATTCACACGCATTAATAGGACATTGGAGTGCCGTCGTAGTCGTCGTTGATCTGCAGCCTTGAAAAGATCAAAGCGAGACAATCGTCATCCGGAGACACGTCCATATCCATAGGCCCTAAAGCCTGCCTTTGTGTTTGTGGGCGTATAACCGCAAGAACCTCTTCAATCCTGGTTGCGAAGCGGATCACATTGCGCAATTCAGGAGTGCCGTAGGTGGTTACGTACCGCCTGTAACCTTCAAGTTCCCTAAGTTTGTGCGGGTTGTGACCCCTTGTACAAACCACCAGAGGCGCTCTAGGGTAAAAGCGAATCTGACGCTCTGATTGGGCCAGATACTTTGCCCAATCTTCTGGGTGGAGTGAAGATTTAGCCTCAATGATCGCGATACCGACACCTTCGGCATTCTGCACCAGAGCGTCGATCTCGGTAGCTTTTGTACCATCTGGATTGAAACAATCGACACCAGCATGACCAGAAAAGCCAGCATTGATCAAAAATTGGCAGACTTCTTGCTCGAATTTCTTACCAAACTCCTGTTTGGCAGCCATAATAGATGCAGCGGACGACTTGTACGACTTGCGTGAATAAGCCATTGTTGTTCAAAAAAGAGAGAAGGAAGAAAATTCGGTAGATACTATAAGTACAAACCGATTTAAATATCAAAAGTAAAGGAGTTCATAGAGAGTTAGAAATTTCAATTTTTTAACTAATATTAACTATCAAAGGATATAAGCTTATATATATATATATATAATTATGACTGAATCAATATCTGTTTCTGAATTAAATATTCTTTTGAAGGATGAAATTAAAAAATCATTTTCTAAAAGGATATCAGTTGTTGGTGAGATATCTGGTTATAAAAAGTATGGATCGACAATATATGCCAATCTAAAGGATGATATATCATGTATAAACATAATCAAATTTAAAGCATCAAATGATAATTTTGCGAATGGTGATCTTGTTTGTGCTACTGGTATTATTGATTATTATGTCAAAAATGGTAATATTAATTTTGTATGTCATAATTTAGAAAATGTTGGCGAAGGTAATATACAGAAACAATTAGAAAATTTAAAACAAAAATATGAAAAATTAGGGTATTTCGATAATAAGAAAGAATTTCCCAAAAATATCAAATCTATTGGAATTGTAACTGCAAAAGATGGAGCAGCATTACAAGATATTCTATTTGTTTTAAAATCAAATAAATTTGATGGACAAATATATATTAAAAATAGTCCAGTTCAAGGTATTGATTGTCCAAAGGGTATATGTTCTGGTATATCATTTTTTAATCAGTTTGTTGATAAGAATAAAAATAAAGTGGATTTAATTATGATAACACGTGGAGGTGGTGGTATAGATGATTTGATGGGATTTTCTCATCCAGATGTTATTGAAGAAATAGCAAAATCCAAAATATTTGTAATGAGTGCAGTTGGTCATGAGGTAGATAATATGTTATCTGATTATGTTGCTGATATTAGAGCGCCTACTCCATCAATTGGTGCAGAAATTATATGTAAAGCATGTATTAATAAAGATAAGATTATTGATTCTTATAAACAGAATAATAATATTATTAAACACAATATTAAAAATAAATTGAATTTTGCAAAAAGTAATATGTTTTCAATCAAAAAGAAAATGTATATGAATATTTATGATAAAAATAATAATATATTAAATAAATTGGATAAAATAATAGATGATTCTGTTTTAAATAAATTTAATAATATACGTCATAACATTGATAAAATTAAATCAAATATTGACGTAATGAAAAATAATGAATATAATGCTATTTTGTTATATAATGATAAACAAATAAAATCAATAGATGAAATAAAAAATGGAAAATATATAATTAAAATTAATGGTAAAATAAAAGAAATTAGAATACAACTTTGTTAAAATTTTTTAAGTAATTCAGTTATAGATATATTTGATTTTTCAAATGATATTAAATTTTTTTTTATAGCTTTCATCATTTTTTTAATATGACTTATTTTAAAACCATTCTTTATTAATTCATCTGTAGTATAAGTAAATGTTTGGAATGCATCGTCGTCTTTTGGACCGACTAATAATTTTTTTGTAATTGTTACTTGTGTTATTTCAACTTGTAATGGTGTTTTATTATTCTTATCAATATCTAAATGAATTATATATCCTTTTAAATTTTGTTTTGGTTCTTCGAAATTATTTTTAATATAATCTTTTAATATTTTTGTTGTTTTTTCAGATGCGACTAACTCATTTCCTACGAAAATATGAACTTTTATTGGATCTATTACTTTTTTTATATCATCTAATTTTTGTGTGATATTTATTTTAGTACTCATATATTATTATAAAATAAAAAAATTGTCTAAAAAATTGATAAATATATTTATTAAATATTATATGATATATCAATAATACGTATATTATTTTAAAATATGTTATTAGTAGATTTCCAAAAGCACGTAAATGATCCTAAATATCAAATTAAAAAACAAAGTGATTTTGATATTTTAAATAAATATTTCCAAGATTTAACAGATAAATCTAAAGATAAAATATCAAATTTAGTAATAAATTATTGGGATAAAAAAAAACTTAAAATTATAAATCCACAAGATCTACAAATCTTAGCTCATTATACTGATTATTTTTTTGGTTATACCCAACAAATTGATAAAAATAAGAATGAGAATGATGATGAGAATGAGAATATAAAAAATATAAAAGTTGCAGGTAAATATGAATTTACATATATAGAATATGATGGTGATGATATTAGACAGGAAAATATTTTTAAGTTAAATTTTTATAATATTGTAGAGAAACTAAAACAATATTTCCCGCAAGTAAATATTAAAATAGATTTTGAAAAATCTACTTATGTTGATAGACAAATTAAAAAAGCAAATACTACTTATAAACATGATGTGATTATAACACTTACTCCAAAATCTGATGAAAATTTAGAAGAAAATTCTGATTACGATCCAGAAAAATCTTTTGAAATTGTATTAGAATATTTTGAAAAAATACATAATAGATTTAATGATGAGGATAAAAAAATATCAACAAATCTTTTTTCGGATGAATATTTTGTATTTGATGTAAATAAAGATAATATGGAAAATTTTATGATTGATACAATTTACGGATTAATTCAAACAATTTGTGCTTGTACAAATGATGAGTATGAATTGAGCAAGATTTTATATTTTGATAAAAATTATACTAATAGAAATTTAATAAGACAAGTTGAATATTTTAATGAAATTATATTAATTCAAAAAAATAATAAATTTAATCTTGATGAATTTTATAATAGAATCACACCTAGAGATCCTGATACAGAAAAGAAAATTACAAAAAAAAAATTTATAAAATTATTAGAAGATATTTGTGAACTTGAATTAGATAATGATGATAATATTTATGATTCCACAACATTTGAAAAAATAATTATGTATTTAGATAATAATAAAATTACTTCTGAACGTATTCTTTCATATAAAAATTTATATTGTTATGCAATGAAATCTCTTCTTAAAGCAAATAAAAAAATAATAGATATATTACAAAAACAGCGTTCAAAGCGTATGCAATTACCTAAATTTATTAAAAACTTTCAAAAATTTCATAAAGATAATCTTAAAATTTAGAGTTGTGTGTAGTTTATAGCTTAACTATTCTTTTATAAAAAAATTGATTTATTTATTTATTGATAACTTATTCTTATAATAATAATTTAAACTAACAATTATGAACATTTTTTCGAATGATGATATTGATTTTTCAAAAGATTTTTATAAATATCTACATGAATCATATGATAAACATGTACAAGAGAAAAAATTAAAAGAAAAAAATAATCAAATTATTAAAGAAAATATCGCAAAACTAGAAGAATGTATCAAAAATAATCTTAATCATGATAATACTCAGCCTTTTGATAAGACATTTACATGTGGACATTTTAAATATTTAGATAAAAATAATAATTATGAGAAAGAAAAAGATAAAGAACTTAATATAAAACAATTTGAAAAACCTATGTCAAAAATAAATCTATCTGGGACTAAAATCAATAACGATGATATAGAATTTATCAGTGGTTTTCCTGTAACTGGATTATATGGTACATTTAAGTGCAAATCAAATATTATTCCAAAAAATACATATACATATTTAGATAATGGGCAATATCTACTGATCAGAATGAGTAATATTAATGATTTGTCAAATAATTCATCTAATGAATCTTATGATGTAAATACACATATATATTGGTAATTACTTATATATATTTTTTTTTATTACTTAACAATATAATAAGATAATTATATAATAAAGTTATGATTGAATCTGAATTAGAAATAATAAAAAATAAAATTAAAGATGAAACATTTGATACGGATGATTTACAAGAATGTGAGAAAAAAATATTAAAAATCGAAAAGAAATTAATACAACTTGAAAATAAATTTAATAAAAATACAAATAATTCTGATGAATTTGATAAATTTGAAAAATCTAATGATTCTGATGATTCGGATTGTGATATAAACGTTAATAAAGTAATACAGGATATTGATAAATTAAATACAGAATTAACAAATATAAATACTAATATATCTATTGAAAAATTAATTGATAATTATATTATATTTAAACAAAAAATATCTTTGTTAAAATCAAAGAATGAAGAATTTAAATTAAAAATAGATTACCTATAATATTTTTATCCACTCTTTTTATTTTTTTATAATTAAATAATATATATTTTATGTCGAGTCCTCAATATCTTAGTTTAGAAACTATAGAAAATATAAAAAAAATAATTTTTAATAAAAATAATATAACAGAATATATTAAAAATAATAACTTTTATAATTTAGGTATATATTATCAATTTATTAATATTGATTATAATTTAATGAAAAAATATTATGATTTAGCAATAAAAGATAAAAAAAATATTTCTGATATATTTAATAATTTAGGTTTTTATTATATTGATGTTGAAAAAAAATATGATTTAGGTAAGGATTATTATTTAAAAGCAATAAAATTAGATAATATTCATTCAATGAATAATTTAGGTTTATATTATTATAATGTTGAAAAAAATTATTTTGAAGCAAAAAAATATTTTCTAATGGCTATAGATAAAAATTTGCCAGAAGCCTATAATAATATGGGTTTATATTATTATGAAATAGACAATAATATTGAAATTGCAATATTATATTTTATTGAAGCTTTGTGTCAAAATCCAGAGAATCCCGAATCTATAAAAAACAATCTAAAAAATATAACATCACCTTTAGAAAGATATATTTTATATAAACAAAATTCAATTGAAATTACTTTAGATGATGATAAAGAATTTAATAATGATGATTCTGTTGTGATATTTAAAAATAGATTAAATAATTTTAGTAAATTTATAGAATGTTGTATATGTTTAACAGAATATACAAATATACCATTAGAATGTTCTCATTATATTTGTGTTGATTGTTATCCTAAAATATTACAAAGCCAAAAATGTCCTTTATGTAGAGTCGTGATAAATTCTTAATTATTTTTCCAAAACATATATAAGTATAACACAATATATATAATCATATATGGCAAAAAGAAAAACAATGGGCGATGAGTCAAATAATATATCCGATTTTAATTTATTAGATAAATTATCAAATAAAAAATATAAATTAGATGATAAATGGATTTCTGGTACGAGTGTTGCAAATTATTTAAATGGTGAACCACTTCTTGATTGGTTAAATCTTTATTATAATAAATATGGTTTTAATGACACAATTAATATTAATCGAAGATTAACACGTTCATTAACACGTTCATTAACACATTCTATAACTCTTAATAATAATTTTGGGAATAATTTCGGAAATAAATTAAATAATTCTAATCAAACAAATAATAATTTAATGTCTTCTGGATTATTATTTGAATCAAAAGTATATGAATATTTAAAAGATACATATCCAAATATATTTATTAATGTTATACCAAATAATAAAATAAATTTTGAAAGGGATCATCAAAAACTTAGTAATATAACAAATGATTTAATTAAAAAAGGTGTACCAATTATTGCTCAAGCGGTACTTTTATATAAACCTGCTCGAATGCGTGGTATTGCGGATCTTCTTATTCGTTCTGATTTTATTAATAAAATATTTAAAAGACAAGTAATAAAACAATCTGAAATTAAATATAATAATAAACCATATTATGTAGTACTCGATATTAAATGGACATCGATGACATTGTGTGTAGATGGTGAAACTATCCGCAATGAAGGTCGATTTAAAGCATATAAAGGCCAATTATTAGTTTATAATTATATTCTTGGTAAAATCCAAAATTATACACCACATACCGCTTATATTATGGCAAAAAATTGGCGTATAGATAGTAAATATGATCCACAACAAGGATTTTCATGTTTTGATTTGCTTGGTAAAATTAATTATAAAGAAAAAGATAATTCATATATTAAAAAAACATACGATGCAATAAATTGGGTCCATCGTGTAAAAAGAGAAGGAATATTATATTCTCCAATAAATCCGACCATAAAAGAAATGTGTGTAAATATGTCAAATACAAATGATAATCAATGGACAAATATTAAAAAAGAAATAGTTAAAAAAACACATGATGTTACTGCTATCTGGAATATAACAAATAATCATAGAGACAAAGTATTTGATTTAGGTATTCGAAAATGGAGTGATAATAATTGTACAAGTGATTCATTAGGTATGAATGATGGAAAACGTTCACATGTTATTAATAAAATTTTACATATTAATAGACAAGATAAGATAAAATTTATGCCTGAAAAAATAAAAGATATCAAAGATAATAGATTTAATTGGCAACGTAAATTCAGAACTGATTTTTATATTGATTTTGAAACTATATCAACAGTTCTTGGAAATCAAACTGATATGGATATACATAATAATCGACATGAAAATCAAATAATATTTATGATAGGAATTGGATATGAAGATAATGGAGAATTTTGTTATAAAGTATTTTATATGAATGAATTGACACCAGAAGAAGAATATCGTATTTTATGCGAATCGAAAGATTTTATTGATAATAAAAGTAAAGAACTAGATAAAAAAGAAAAATATAATACTAGATTATTTCATTGGAGTCATGCTGAACAAACAATGTTAGAAAAAGCGTTTGAAAGATATCCTTCCCTTCTTAAAAAATGGGAAAACCATATTGAATGGGTTGATATGTGTGATATTTTTACATCTGAACCAATTGTAGTAAAAGGAGCATTAAGTTTTAAATTAAAAGAAATAGGAAATGCTCTTTATTCATTAGGTTTAATTAATACATTTTGGAATACAAGTGAAGTGTCAGATGGTATTTCTGCAATGACTGAAGGTATAAAATATTATCAAAAAGAAAATAAAACAGAACAAGATAATAAAATATTTGATGATATTATTAAATACAATAAAATTGATTGTAAAGTTATATGGGATATTGTACAAATGCTACGTAATTCCTAAATACAAGTTCATTTAGTTTTTATTTAACTAAAAATATTTTGAGGTGAAACAGGATTTGATAATTGTGTTTGTATATTTGGTGGTTGAACAATTTGTGCTTGAATATTTGGTGGTTGAACAACTTGTGGTAGTGTTATAGTATTATTTGGTATTATTTGTTGTAATTGTGGATTTATTGATTCTATTTGAGTTGATGGTTGAGTTAATTGTTGAGTTAATTGTTGATTTGATTTAGCTAATGTTTTTCTATTTTTATACCACATAAATATACCGGCTAATAATAATACAATAAATATTCCAAGATACAATTTAGTTTTTTTACTTAATTTATTAAATTTACTTAAAAGAGTTTTGCTTTTCTTTTCTGATTTTTCTGTTTCTGTTTCAGTATTTATATCTTCAGTTGAGACATCATCGGTTTCGGTTTCAGTTTCTGGTTCTTTTGTTTTTTTACCCATTTTATATAATTATTTGTTTATATAAAAAAAATGAAAAATAATCGATATAAATATGTATTATTATATGATAGTATATCATCTTAGCATAAATGAACAATAAATCTATACATAACTCGCAACCGAATAATATTGTTAAAGACAATTTTTTACGCTCGGTGTGCTCACGACCGAAATCACCAAATATTAAGAAATGGGAATCTTATTTGGATAGAAAATTAACACAAAAAGAAAAATATCTTTTAATAAATGCATCAAATGAAATAGATTTAAATAAAATGATTATGGATTTGGCAATAAATTTAAAAAATCCAGATCTATATATTCCACAATTAACTTTTTCAGATGGTAATTGTTTATATGAATCTATTACATATCATATAAATGATATCAGTATAAAAGAATTACGTAAAACATTATCTAATTTTATGATTATATATAAGAATTATAAGAATCTTTTTCCAAATCAAGAATTAACATTAAATGAAATGTTTTTAATGCAGAATGAAATTGAATATATATATGATAAAAAAACTAATAATGTTTATAATTATAATTATGATACAATGTGTGCAGATTTAGCTTGTGATTGTAGTTGGCAAAGATTACCTGTACAAATTATATTGATGTGTATATCTTATATATTTGATGTAAAAATTACAATATGTCACGATAATGGATATTCACATGATATTATTTCATCAGATGATATTAAAAAAACTATATATATTGGATTACTCGGTGAATTTCACTATGTTCCACTAACTGCAAAAACAGATGCAGATCCAGATGATATTACTGATAATGTTATGGTTTATAATAAATATGTAGATAAATATCATGAATGGAAAAAAACTATCATTTAACTTTTTTTATTTTAAATTTGTAAATTATTTTAAATTTGTAAATTTATTTTAAATTTGTTAATTCAAATAACATACTAATTTTTTCATCAGGATATAATACCATATCTTTATATGATGTTATCGTATAATATGATTTTTCTTCTTGTTCTTTCATATTAGTACATGCTATTAATATTTCAATATCTTCGTCAATATTATCATTAAGATCTAAATCATTAAACATATTTTTAGGTATTTCCATCATAATTACATCATCATTTGTTAGTTCATTTAATAGTTCTTCTCTCATTCCAAATGTCATATTTCGTAACAAATACCATCCACTTAAACCACATTCTGGATCATTTTCTAATTGATATAATTCATCAAGAGGTTTATATATTAGAAATTTTGAATTCTCATTAAATATATTTATAGAGTACTCTTTTAAATTTAATAATTTAGAATAAATTTTTATAATTGTTTCAATTGTGATTCTAAAAGTAATTTCTGTATCATTTACACATAAATAGTGTCCTGTAATATCAATCATTCTTATTTTGTTTAATTTTGATAATTTTGATAAAATTAAATTTAATTGATCTAAATCAAATCCACCCTTTCGTATGTTATTATCAGTATTATCTAATACTATTAATGGTGCGATATTCATACTACAACTAGTTAAATCAAATATAATTACAACATTGTTATCTTTATTTTCTTCAACAATAATATCTAGTATCTTATCAAGATTTTTTTTTATTTTATCATAAGAATATATTTGTCCTCCGTTATTTAATATAATAGATTCTTCATAATCAGTAATATCTCTAGTCCCTAGAAATATAAATTGATTTAAATCATAATCAATATGATGTTTTGTATAAGATCTCTTTGGATTTGAAAAATCTTTCATATCATGACGTTTATTATACAATGATAATAAATTACTAACAACTGACATTCTGTATTCTTTATTGGTCATTTTTTCATCATAATTATTCATATATAAATCTGGAGAAGAATCAATATATATAATTGTATATTTTTCATCTACATATTTATTTAATGCAGAGAGTGTCGACGCCGATATTGCTCTATCACTCGATATATTAACATATGTTTTTGTCTTATCGTTCATTATTTCTCTCATTTTTTTAGTTAATGTTTCATAACATTCCGGATCATCATATATTGAATTATCTACAATATTATCAAATTCATTACGTATGACATTAACATTTGAGATTGGATCAAATTTAGTATTAATAGATGTAAATATGGTAGACATTATAATTATTAATATAGTTTATTTTAATCATAAATTATGATTAACTTAGTTATATTCTTCAATTTTTTATCAATGAATGTGCAATAAGGAAATGTTAACAACGATACTAAAAATTTATTTTCTTTATTTTTTATAAAATTATATGTATATAAATTATAATTATAATCTATATTTATTACAATAA